TCTGTGAAGGCCCTTGGGATGCTATGGTTCTCTGGGAAACGTTAGGAAAGGCAAAAGGTGCTGAAGAAAGAATCAAAGCAACAGCCAGTACTCACGATAACCTCTTGAACAGTTGTGCGGTGTTAGCAGTGCCTGGATGCACTACTTTCTTTGAAAAATGGACTGATATCTTTGCAGACAAAGACGTGTTCATACTGTTTGACAACGATTGGCCTAAAAAACACCCCAAGACAGGAAAGCTAGGCAAGCCAGTCGGATTACAAGGAGCAAGGCGAGTGACAAGCATCCTTGTTGCTGCTTCTAGTCCTCCAAAAAGCATTAGCTATCTTTGTTGGGGAAACGAGGGATACAACAAAGACCTACCAGATGGTTATGACGTGCGGGACTTGCTAGGTTTTGGTTCTTTGCCTGAACGAGTCAAAGCACTACGTGGGCTGCTAGATAAGATTCGTCCTGTACCAGAAGAGTGGTTAAAAGAAGGAAAGCAAGCAGTAAAAGCAGCAGAGCTACAACCTAAGAAGTGTGTTCAGTACAGAAAGCTACAAATGGCTTGGCGTAAAGCATTGAAGTGGACGCCTGGACTAGACCATGCTCTCACAGTCATGCTTTCGTCAATAGCAAGCACAAAGCTACTAGGTGACCCCCTGTGGGTAAAAATCGTAGGGCCAGCTGCATCTGGTAAAAGCACCCTCTGTGAAGGGCTGAGTGTTGCAAAAAAGTATGTAGTGGCTAAGTCATCTATTACAGGGTTTCACAGCGGATTCCGAGTGGACGGCACTACTGAACAGGACCACAGTCTTGTTGCACTGCTGCCCGGTAAGACGCTAATTGTTAAAGACGGCGACACTATCTTGTCGGCAGCTAACCGAAACCAGATATTGTCTGAAGCAAGAGACATCTACGATGGTACAAGCAGAACACACTACCGTAACGCACAAAGCAGAGACTACCATGGTATTAAAATGACTTGGATTCTCTGCGGTACCAGTAGCTTACGGAGCATAGACCAAAGTGAGCTAGGGGAACGTTTCTTAGACTGTGTTATCATGGAACACATTGATCCTGATCTAGAGGATGAGGTATTGTTGAGGACGGTAACTAAGACAGACCAAGCCATGCTTATTGAAGCGGATGACCGACCTAGTTCTCACTATGATCCGCCCAAGGCTGAAGCAATGGCCCTTACTGGAGGTTATGTACAGTGGCTCAGAGAGAACGTTGGAGCAGCCATGCCTACAATCGCTTTTCCTGAAAAGCAACTACTTTACTGTGCTAAGTTGGGAAAATTTGTAGCCTACATGCGGGCACGTCCTTCACAGAGTCAAGAGGAAACAGCTGAACGAGAGTTTGCTACTAGGTTGGCAGGACAACTAGTGAGGTTGGCCCGTTGTTTAGCTTTTGTGTTGAATAAGCAAAGGGTAGATAGTGCGGTTATGCGAAGGGTGCGCCGTGTGGCTCTAGATACTAGTCGAGGGAAAACGTTAGCCATTGCTGCTTACCTGTATAAAGCAGGTCGAGAGGGTAGTGAACGCAGGGCATTAGCTCTTGTATCCAACACAGCAGACAACAGGGCAGGGGACTTGCTGCGCTTCCTACGTGAAATAGGCGTCGTACAGACCGTACAGAGGACTAGGGGACATCGGGCAGGCCCTACCCGCTATCGCCTTACGAAGCGTCTTAGAGCCCTTTACCGAGAGGTACAGGAGGAGGACTAGAATCGACGTAACCCCTTATCCTTCCTATACTTATACGTACTAACGTACTAGTAACGTAGACTCCTCCGAGAGGTATTATAATCGAATTACGGGAGCTAGTCTAGTAACGGCAAGAGCGGAACTAGACCGAATCAACCATACCAGGTAGAATCCTCTTGGACTACTGAGGCTTCAAGGGAGGACACTCTTCCACTAAAGAGTAGAGAAGGTAATGGCTAGTACAAAACTTTCTAAGCGTGGCAGCAACAAGCTCACTGACCGTGAGTTACGGTTTGCCATGGAGTACCTTATCGACTTCAATGCTAAAAGAGCAGCCCGTGAAGCAGGGTACAAAGGCAAGGATAAGAGTCTAGGCGTCATGGCTTGTAAGGTGTTGGCTCGGCCCCGTGTAGCAGCACTCATAGGCAAGCTACGCAGAGAGCAGTTAGCAGAGTTGGAGTTGAGTCGGCGAGAAATACTGGAGCAGTTGTACTATTTGGCTACTCGCAGTGGAACAGACTTTGTGGACGAAAAGGGTATCCTGATTGAAAACATCAATGACTTACCTAAGCGGGCCCAAGAAGCAATTGACGGCATCGAACAAGAGATCACGACCATCACATACGATGACGGCAGCGAAGTCCAAAAAGTAAAGACCAAGCTTCGTCTTGTACCTAAAGCCACTGCCCTCGACATGGCAATGAAGCACAAAGGAATGTTCGCTGCTGAAAAACACGACCACCGTGTTATGGTGCTTGACTGGGATGCTCTTTTACAGGGTCCCAATGGTAAACCAAAACACAACGGTGAGGATGACCCCATTGAACGCAAGATACTAGAAGTGGAGGCAATCCAAGAAGGCCATTAGTGTTGATTGACCGTTGTGTTTGGAATATAAAGACACTGGAGGTTAGTTAAAGGTAGAATGGATTGGTCAATTGATCCTTTGAAAATGATGAAGCTGCTTTGGCCTGACGTAATGCTTTATAAGCAGCAGAAGGACATTGTCTATAGTGTCTGGAATGACGACGAAACGATAGTGCCTGCCGGAAACATGCTTGGAAAAGACTTCGTTGCGGGAGTCATCGTGGTGTTGTTCTTTTTGATACATCCACGAGTAAAGATCATCACCACGAGTGCTACACAAAAGCATCTGGATAACCTCTGGGGAGAAATAGACCGCTTCATACGCACTAGTCGTTATACGTTGGATTTCAAACAGGGTGGGCCTCTTGTTTACAGCACTCAGACACTGAAAAAAGTAGTCAACGGACAGATACACAAAGACACTTACGCACTGGGAATGGTCGTAAGCAGCGACAGCAAAGGAGAAGGATTATCGGGACACCACGCACCAGCTACGCTATTTGTATGCGATGAAGGCTCTGGTGTTGCTGACGTTGCTTACTCTATGGCACAAGGCTGGGCCAAACATATGTTGATTATCGGTAATCCAAACCCTTGCGTCAACTTCTTCTTCAGAGGAGTGCAGGGAGGCCCTATTAAAGCAGAGGACAACGGACACTACCATAGACAAGTCATTAAGATTAAAGCAGAACACAGCCCCAACGTCCGCTATGCTTTGTCACAAAAGGCAAAAGGAATTAAACCTACAAAAGAGGACATACTTGAAGGGGTGCTAAGCTATCCTGAGTATCTAAAGCGCAGAGCAACGTGGGACCCCATAAGGCAGTGCATTGGTCTTGACGCAGAGTTTTACGAAGGGGCTGAGGTATTGCTGTATCCCCCTGAATGGTTAAACGCCGCAGAGCAAGTGGCCCAGGGTTTACGGCATCAACCCCGTAGGGCTGAAACGATTGGCGTTGACTCTGCCCAAGGGGGGGACAATACAGCATGGGCTGTCTGCGACCATCTAGGTCTAATCAAACTTATTTCGATGAAGACACCGGACACTACTGTCATCGTCAACCGCACGATAGCTCTTATGCAAGAGTACAGGGTGGGAGCAAAAAATGTATTATTCGATGGTGGAGGAGGGGGTTACCAGCATGCGTGTACAATGCGCAATGAAGGCCACGATGTCCGAGTCATTATGTTTGGTGGTGCGCCAACAAAGCCACGTAAACGAGCCAGAACCCTTTTTACTGAAAGGGTTGAACAAGATGAAGTAAAGTACGTGTACACTAACCGCCGTTGTGAAATGTATGGTGAATTACGCTTACGAATGGACCCCTCAACAAATGAAAAGCCTTTTGCTCTTCCTGCGGAATACACAGAGCTAAGAAGACAACTGGCTCCACTGCCGTTATTGTTTGATGGAGAAGGACGACTACGACTGCCTCCAAAGAACAAGCCAAAACCAGACAGTAAGGAAACAACCATTGTGGAAATACTAGGTTGTTCCCCTGACGAAGCAGACGCATTGGTGTTAGCCCACTTTGGTCTGCTTAAAAGAACGCACGCAAGCAATGTAGGGGCTTTCTAGAAAGGAACTATCGGTATGCCTTCGCACAGAGACAAACTAGGACGTTTTACGTCTAATAGCAGACGCAGCTCACCAAAAGAAAACAACACAACAGACAGTATTGCTCAGATGCTTGTTATGGAAAAGATGCTAGAGAATGTCCAGTTTGCAAGGACATACCTCAGCCGTTCTTTGAGTAGTTCTGCTGTCGATCCACGCCGTAGTATCAACCACGATTGTGGATACCCAGAGACAGAACGTATTGCAGCTAAAGACTACCGTGATATGTTTGACCGTCATCCAGTAGCTGCCCGCGCAGTAGAAGTTTTGCCAGTCGAGTCTTGGCAACAACAACCCCGTGTATTTGAAAGTGAAGACGTTGAACAACAGACACCGTTTGAACTAGCGTGGGATGCACTTAGTGACTCTTTGCTAGGACCAAGTTGGTTCAAGGTTCAAGAAGGCAACATTATTTGGCACTACTTACGTAGGCTCGACATTCTAAGTGGCATTGGGAGCTACGGTGTCTTGCTTTTTGGTATTGGAGACGGGCAAACAGATTTGTCACAACCTGTTAAATTTAACCTTGATGGCTCTGCGTCCAACCTAAAAAAGCTTTTGTATTTGAGGGTCTTTGACCAAAGCACTATCAGCATCAAACAAGTAGAAACAGATGAGGGAAATCCCCGTTTTGGACAACCTGTACTTTACGATCTGAAAATGAATGACCCTCGAATGCTTGAAGGAGCAAGCCAACAAGACAAAACTCAAACGGTGCATTGGACAAGGGTACAACATGTTGCAGACAATACGCTCAGCAGCGAATTATTTGGGATACCCCGCCAACAACAAATATGGGACAACCTTCTTGACCTCAAAAAACTCTATGGAGGTAGCGCAGAAATGTACTGGCGGGGTGCGCTGCCCGGCCTAGCCATTGAATCCCACCCACAGCTAGGGGGCGACATTGAGTTGACTGACGCACAAAAGACAACAATGAGAGAACAGATCGAACAGTACCAAAACACCTTACAACGGTATCTTTCGTTTGTTGGTTTTACAACTAAAAGTCTTTCTCCCCAAGTTGTCGACCCAAGCAAGCAAATTGCAGTCCAACTGGAAGCCATCTGTGTTAAACTCGGTATTCCAAAACGTATCTTTATGGGAAGTGAGCGAGGAGAACTAGCCAGTGGGCAAGATGACGAAACATGGAACGATAGACTGCGAGAAAGACAGTTCCATCATGTTATCCCTAGAATTATTGTGCCCTTTATCAACAGACTGATTCTGCTCGGAGTACTACCAGTACCACAAGAACAGTTCACGGTAGAATTTCCAGACCTCAGTTCTCCCTCTGAACAAGATCAAGCAGCAGTGGCTGTCCAACGTACTGAAGCAATGACAAAGTATGTTAACGGTAGTGTTGATGCCCTCATCGCACCAAAAGATTTTCTTGTACGTATTCTTCAGATGAAAGAACGGGAAGCAGAAGAGATTATTGAAGGAGCGATGGGCCAGGAGCAACGCTTACAACCCACGGAGGATGAAGATGAGCCGGAAGAACAGAGTGCCCAATCCAACCCCTCTGGAAATCCAAAACAGAGCAGCAGAGATACGAAAGCATTGGAATCGTAATACTGAACGGCGTCGTCTTGGATGCAAACAAAAACCGTTCACAATTCCAGAGTACCGTATTGTAAAGCCAAAAGACCCAATCGACGTTATTTGTTTTGAAAGAGTGGACGGTGATGAGACAGCCTAACAAAGTAACCATCACTGACGTCGTAATAAGCAAAGCATTCCTTAACCACCAAACAGTGAAGGGCACTATCTATCACCGTTGTGTTTTCTATGGCTCGGTTCTTTTGGTCCCTGGTTCTTTGTGTAGCTATTGTTGGTTTCTGTATGTTTTGAAGAACCCTCGGACCTATCCTGTCTATTTTAGTGAGAACTAGTTCAATGCCCAACCCTCTACGGCTTGACCCAACACGGACAATCACACTTAGAAGGCGGTTTGTTCAAGAACTGTTTAGACGATTGAACTGGTTACGGAGCCAAATCCTTTTGCTAGTTGACAGGGAGGATGCTTTTGGATTGCGTCTTGCGCACAGAGTCTTCAACACGGAGGTACAGAATCAACGGTTTGCTTTTCGTAGCAGTGCAAAGCAGCTAGAAGCATTCCAACAGTGGTTACAAAAGCAAGTAGACCAAGGTGTCCTACCCAAACCGACAGGCTCTACTTCAGAGGGCTACTGGCGGTCATTTGTTGAAGAGGGATACCGTAAGGGGGCTGGTCGTGCCTTTGACGACACTAGAAAGCCCTACGCCAGAGGATATGCAGAAAAAGGAACGTCTGTTAATGACTTTTATGAAGGCACTCGTTATGAGTTTTTACGCTCTTCATTTGCCCAACCAGAGACAATTTCAAAGGTGGAACTACTGGCTAGTCGCACTTACACTGATCTAAAAGGGGTTACTTCTACGATGGGAGTACGGATGGGACAAACCTTAGCGCAAGGACTCGCTGAAGGACAGAATCCAAGAGTGATTGCACGCAGACTAAACCAAACCATTCAAACGTTGGGTAAGAACCGTGCTAAGGCCATCGCACAAACAGAGATCATTAGAGCCCATGCTGAAGGACAATTGGATAGCATTCAGCGGTTAGGCATTAAAACGGTTACAGTTATGGCCGAATGGTCTACAGCGGGTGACGACCGAGTATGTCCTGCCTGTGAGGCATTAGAGGGAGCCGTCATGACACTACGGGAAGCAAGAGGCATTATTCCTCGGCATACTAACTGCCGTTGCACATTCTTACCTGCTAATGTAGGAGAGAAGCCACGCAACCGTAGTGCTCAAAGTCTGCGGTCTGCAATTGACACTAGCTTACGTGCTGAGCTTCCGAAGGGGCGTGTTATCAGTAAGTTGGGCAGACGGTTCAGAGACCCTGTTACTGGTCGCTTCACTCTGAAGAAGGGTCGCACTCTTGCGGAGCAAAAGAAGATTAGTACTTGGCCTGGAGCCACTAAGACTGTCGCTAGGCAACGTCCAAAGCCATTCTTACCAGAAGAGAAGAAGGCACTAAAGCTACCTAAGAAAGCAACGGTTGGTAAATCTCTAACTCCTGCGGAGGTAAAAGCAGTCAATGTTTACACCGCTGTACCAGGAGGAGAAAGCACTGAAAATCTACAAGCTATTTTAGTTGGCAAAAGAAGCATTAAGACGGATGCCGAAAAAGTGTTTGCTGCTCACTTTAGAGGAGCAGTTGAAAAACTGCCTACTAAAAGAGCCACCGCCTATCGTGGACTTGCTGTAAAAGACATTGGAGAGTTTCAAGTGGGCAAGTTTGTGAGGGCAAATGCAATAGACAGTTGGACCACTGACCAAACCGTTGCAGAGATGTACTCAATTACTGGGAGAGGAGTGAGTGTTGCTAGGGGTACTGGTAGAGAGACGATGGTGGTGTTGAAGTACAAAGGAAAATACATTGACCCTAGTAAAGTCATTAAGAATCCTAGTGGTAAAGAGGTTTGGGCATTAGACCGTTCAGGCTACACAGTAACAAGGCTCAACAAAAAGATTGAGGATGGGTTTACCTTCTATGAAGCAGAACTCAAGTTGGCCAAAACAGAAGCAGTAGCTCAAGCAAAGATTGCAGAGCTAGAAAGCCGTATTGCTATAGCTAAGAAGTACAGACTTAAAAAGTCTCAACAGGAACTGGAGACGGAGCTACAGGCTTTGCTGTCTAAGAATACATGAACTATACCAAGACGGAACAACGAATACTAGCGGTGTTAGCTGACGGAGAGCCACACCTACCGCGTGAGCTAGTTGCTTGTATTGAAGATGACCTAGCTACTAGCCGCACTCTTCATAATCACCTGGTGCGTATCCGCCGTAAACTGCCGGAAGAAGAAACCATTTTGTGTCAATTATGGCGGCATACTAGGTGGTATCGGCGTGTAAGACTCTTTCGAGTAGTCTAGCGGGTTAGATTAGACTTCTTTTTGGGACTACTATAGCGGATTGCTCTGGTAGGCGAGTAAACTATACGTATGGAAAAGATCGTTACCAACTTGGGCAGTGTTCGCCGTGAAGTCCTTGATGGCAAAGCCTATCTTGTTGCTCCCGTAACGATGATAGTGCCCGGTGTCTTGAATGGCTCACAGGGTGCTATTTTCTACTCTCCTGAAGAGTTAAAGCGTTCTGTGGCTAACTGGAACGGTTTGCCTATCGTGGTAGAGCATCCGTCAGATGGTGGTTCTGCCCGTCGTCCTGAAGTGCTTGCCAAGCAAGGAGTGGGGAAGGTTTTTAACGCTCAAATCAAAGATAACAAGTTGGTTGCCGAAGCGTTTTTTGACACCGACCAGGCCTTGCAGACAAATCCACGTATTCTTTTCAATCTAGGGGCACGTCGCAAAATGGAACTCAGTACCGGGTTGCAGGGCGACATTGAAAAGATTGAAGAGCAGCAATACAACGGTGTAACGTACCAATCCGTCATTAAGAATCTTCGCCCAGACCACTTAGCAGTATTGTTAGAAAGTGAGGGTGCTTGTTCTCTTAAAGACGGTTGTGGGGTTCTTAACAAAAATGGTAGTCATAAGGAGACTAGCAAGATGGATCCAGAAGAAAAGAAGGCAATGGTGGATACACTCATTGCTAACCACTGTTGCTGGGATGAAGAGGATCGTGAAGTTCTCAACGCCATGTCAGATGAAAAGCTCAAAAGCTTTTCCGATGAGCTCGACAAGCAGCAGCAGCGAGAGGCTGTTCACAATGCGGCTATAAAAGGGTTCACTGACCCTGGAGGCAGTTCCCACGTTTTTAATGAGAAGGAAAAGAAGTGGGAAACCAAGACCCCAAAGGAGAAAGATGAAAAGACGCCCTCTAAAACTGATCCTGTTCAAAATCAGCAGGCTGTTCTTACTGATGAACAGAAAGAGGACCTAGAATGGGCCCGTGCTGAAAAGGAGAAGCAACGGACTACCGCCATCGGAGTTATTACCGCCAACAAAGAAAACAAGTTGACGGAAGAGCAACTGGCAGCAATGTCCTTGTCTGTCTTGCAGAACGTAGCTGCTTCCTTGCCCAAGAAGGAAGAGACAAAGGTGCTTAACTTCGCTGGAGCAGCTGGAGCTTCCCAATCTCAGAAGGACAAGCCAAAACCTCTTGGCATTCCTAAGCGGGAGTATCCTTCTCTCAGTGCTGCAAAGTAGTTTCATTACGTAATCAATCCTTTTTTGGAGAAAGATAATGAAAGGAACTTCAATTATCGTAACGGCAAATCCGGGTGGTGTCTTTGAAGAAGGCATTATCAACGGCACGCCTAAACCAGGTGTTGTCCTTGAAATGGACGATACTGTTGCTGCTGTCGGCAATTGCTTTACCTGGCAACCTTACGGTACCACCGCTGGTTCTAGTGGCCAGGGTGTTGACAACGATGGAGACCAGAAGATCATTGCCATCCTTTTAGAAAAGAAGGATGAGGGCGGTGTCTATGACCGTTCCTATGTGGATGCTGAACGGTGCTTTATTTACTTCCCGTTGATGGGCGAACTGTTCAACATGATCCTGGAAGATGTGGCTGGGACTGGTGACGACTTCTTCATCGGAGAAGAACTAATGGTGGACGATGGGACGGGTAAACTTTTAACAGCAGACAATAATGCTGAAGCGCACCCATTCACCTGTCTTGAGACAATTACCAATCCTACTGCTGACCATTACGCTTGGGTCCGGTATAACGGGTCAGCAGGTTAGTGCTCTGACAACAGGAGCCTCAAAAAGGAGAATTCAATGAATGCTTTTATTTCTAATGTTGAAGTAGACTTGATCCTGAATGGTAGAGCAATCGGTGGTGATCTTGCTCAACATTTTGGACAAGTAAATTTCGATCCAGGCTTGATGAGGCCTTGGATCGACGGAGATGGTGCGAAGTACCTTGACGTTCGTACCGGAAAAATGGTTACCAACGAAAAGGGAGAACGGGTGGCAGAGGTTGATGTGGCTCCTCTGAGCACGTTTATCAACAACGGGATGGCGCCACAGGTCTATAACTCAACGGCCTTGCCAAAGGACGTTTGGGAACGGATTGACCGTAGTGTGCTGCAAGCTTCTCGCGACCGAGAACGTGCTTGGGCTGACCTTCGTGCTGCGGAAACCTTCAGTGGATTTGACGGAATGGGGACTACTGCCCTTATTCGCGACACTATGACTGACCCTGGTGATGCGAAGGTAGACATGGACGGTATCAGCCAGGACATGGGTGATCGTCCTCTCTTCACGCCAGACATTCTGCCGTTGCCCATTACCCACTGTGGTTTCTACCTTTCTCAACGAGTATTGGCCCAGAGTCGTAACAGTGGTATGCCGCTAGACACTACCTTGGCTGGTGCTTGCGGGCGGCGTGTTTCTGAGTCTATCGAAAAGATGACTATTGGTACTTCTGACTTTTCCTCGATGACTATGGGAAGTTCAACAGAGTACACTAACAGGGGCATTTACGGTTTTATCACTCAACCGGACAGGATCACCAAGACGGATGTCACGGCTAGTAGCAGCTTTGTTGCTTCTACTTTCGTTGACGAAGTGTTGGCAATGCGTGACTTGGCTTACGCTCAGAAGTTTTATGGTCCTTTCATCCTCTACACCAGTACAAACTGGGATCAGTATCTTGACCGAGACTACTGGCGATACGTGACCTCTGGTGGTGCTGCTCCGACAGGGACCGTCCGTGACCGTGTTGCACGGATTGAAGGAATTTCTGCGGTTCGTCGGTTGGACTTCTTGACTTCTACTGACGTGCTGATCCTTGTCCAAATGACAAGTGAGACGGTACGTGCAGTTGTTGGCACTGAGTTGATTACTGTCCAATGGGAAACCCGTGGCGGTATGCAGACCAACTTCCAAGTTATGGCCGTGCAAGTTCCAGACTTGCGTAGCCAATACGTTGGCACAAGCACGAGCAGCCGAGTCAGCGGTATTGTACACGGTACAACGTCGTAATTCGTGACGGTTCGCCTGGCACCCCGCCCTACCTACTAGCAGTCGTGGCTTCGGCTTGGGTAGGGTGAGGGTGTTTTACTCTCTTTCTCTCTCTTTCAAAAATTGGAGCTATACCATGGCCGTCTTTAAGATTCTTAGAGGAGTCCACGCTACAACCCTTCCTAATGGCAAAGAAGGAATGTTTGTTGCTAACAGTAACAACGACACCTTTGAGTCAAGAAGCAATTTGTTGCGACACAATGGGGAGGGCAGTCCTCCCCGCTATGAATTGGTGTCTGGTTCAGAAGATGAATACGATAAAAAGACAGGACTGCTCAAGTCTCTTCTCAAAAAGAGGGCCAAGGCTGTAGCAAGTCTTGAAGAAGAGGAGAAGGGAAAGACAAAGACTGCAGTGAAATCACCTACGTCTTTAGATCAACTCTCTAACCAACAGTTGGTTGCGCTTGCTGAAAAAGAAGGAATTGACGTAGGCAAGATGAAAAAGACTGAAATCATTGCAGCCTTACAAGGGTAGTCACCATGGCTACACGAACTGATCCGGCAGCAGTACGAGCAACGATTGATGCAGATTCTAGCATCAGTGTTGATCCTCACATTCGTACTGCCAACGTTCTTACGGATAAGATAGCTGCCCAGGACAGTGATAGCCTATTGGATGCTGACCTGCTTTGCGAGATTGAAACGTACTTAGCTGCCCACTTTTATGCTTTTCGTGACCAACAATTCAAGGAAGAAAAAACTGGAGACGCCTCTGCTGTGTACCAAGGCAAAACAGGTATGCACTTTAACAGCACGTTGTGGGGGCAAACGGCGGTAGCTTTAGACCTTACTGGATTCCTTGCTGAACTTAGTAAGGGAAGGATACGCAGACAAATTACATGGTTGGGTCTTCCACCTAGTGAACAAACCTCTTATGAGGATCGTGACTAGTGTCATTGGCGACTAAACATCTGAATCAGACGGCGATGCTTTGGACCGCCTCTACAACTAGAGACGACGATGGAGAAATCCAAGTTAATGCTGGAACTGCTATCAGTGTTCGCTGGGAAGATGCAAAAGGAACGATTCAGGACGGCCAAGGAGACAACGTAAGATACGACGCCAGTGCTGTTGTTGACGAGGACATAGCATTAGAGGGTGTTATGTATTTGGGGACTGAAAGCGAGTACACCAACGATAGTAGTCCTGATCTGTACCGAATAGTTGGCGTCAGTAAAATCCCTGACGTCAAAGGACGGAATCCCAGGCGGGTCGTCTTGTTAGCACGACTCAGCCACACTTTACCCACTCTAGTTTCATAAGGAGCGTTGCTATGGAGTATGTAGTGCTTTTTGAGGCAGTTGTTGAGTTGATTAAGCAGTGCTTAGAGAACCGTACTGTAGAAGAGATCAAATCAGGGCTGATGAAGCCTAAGGCACTAGAGATAGTGGCCTTCACTCGGTTATTGCGAAAAGAGGGGTATCGTGGACGTGAGCTAAGGCAAAAACGAAGAGAAGGGTTTGAAGAACTGAAGAGTGCTGGTCTTGTAGACCAGTTGGTTAGAGAGGCCACAGAACAAGGGGAGAACTAACCATGCTTCGTAAAATGGCATTGGCAGGAATCCTACTTTTAGCAACCACAACGTTGGGCCTGTCTGCCCCTCCCGTGGCTAAGATCACTGGGACCAGTGTTGTTGTCATTGACATTACTGAGTCACAGGGTGATGCAGTACGGCTAGTTAGTGTCCCAGCAGAAGCATTGAACCATTGTAGCGGCCGCACGTTGGATGGTAGAAGCGTGCTGGAATTCTACTGGCCAGGACACCCACGAGTAACGTTTCTGGTTTTTGCGTCTGTCGGCGCACAAGACACGGTTGCTCGATATGTTGTACCGGCTGATGGAGAGCCGGCACCGGACCCTACGCCGGACCCGTTACCTCCAGGAGAAAAACGAGTGGTAATTGTCCACGAGACTCTCAATCCAGAGTACCCTCACACGAAGCTGATCGCACAACTGGCTCTAAGTTTCCAACAGAAGGGCCAAGACTACCGGCTGTTCGACCCTCAACAGACCGAAGCGGGAAAGACTCCTGCGTGGGCCCAGGCTGTCTTAGACGTAGCAACCAAACTCGACCAACCTCTGCTAGCCGTGGTTACTCGCAACGAAAAAGGATACTCAGTCGTTGGCGTTAGTAGCTTTCCAACAACGTTAGAACAAGCAGAGACGTTTCTGAAAGAGAAAGGGGTTCAATAATGAGATACTCTGAAACCCCTTTAATTGCTCCTCCTGGAAAGCGCAAAGGTTGCTTGCGTAGAACAGACTCGTTTGGTTCTCGTTTTAAGCCAATGGCGGACCAAACGAGAATATTGTCTTGGGAAGAAATCAAGCACCGTATGCATTCTGCCCTTTCCCTTCGCCCCTTTGTACGGCAGATTCTTGATCAAGATGGTGTGGGTTCTTGTGCAGCCGAAGCAGTAACTCAAGCTATTATGACAACACGGGTCAAGGCGGGACAACCTCACGTGTTGCTAAATCCTTGGAGCATCTACCAAGAAACTTCCGGTGGACGAGACAGAGGAAGCAACATAGGAGACAACATTGCTTTTGCTACAGAGCAGGGTTGTCTACCAAAAGCTGTTTGGCCGAGAAGCAAAGGTTGGCGAACAAAACCGCCCCAAGAGTTGTGGGATCGGTATGGAAAGCATTTCCGACTAGATGAAGTAGGAGAAATTGGTGAAGCACAAGAGACAGCAAGTGCTCTAGTAGATGCTTTTGCTATCGTGTTTGGGTGGCAAGGACATAGCTGTATGTTAGACCATCTACTAGATGAAGACACTGCTGAGTATGCAAACTCTTGGAAGCAAACTTGGGGAGATGAAGGTTTTGGAAAGGTGTATTTAAGGTCTATTAACTATGGCTATGGTCAGTTTGCTGTCCGGACAACAACTATTTGTCCAAAAAGAGTATTGGATGAGTTGGCAGTCATAGGAAGCTCTAGCAATAGCTAAGAACAAAAACAAAACAAGGACTAAAAGTGTTACCTATTTAACTCAGACTGTACCTTTGGGGAAGCAATTATGCGGAATGTGTTAGTGGTTACAGCGATTGGACTAATGGCTGCGTCTGAAGCAGTGCCCTTAGACTTCCTTGATCCTACCAGCAAAATGTTTGTTGTTTCCGTGCTGGCTTTTTTGGTTATTTGGTTAGTGACTAGGTCATTACCTGCTAAGGATGCACTGTTTACGGATGCACTAGACAAACTAACTAGTGCTATCAACGATCTGCGTGAACACTGTGCGGCGGCGCGGGAGGAATAGGAAACAAGGAGCCTGAATATGGCAACATACAACGAACTCTACACCCTGACGGCCGATTCTGCACTTAGAAACCGCGTGCGGGTCGCGGTCATCGTGGCCGCGCAAACGATCCGCGGCGAGGACGGCGGGACGCCCAA